CCCATGCGCCTGGGCGCATAGGCCGGCCCCCGTGCCCCAAACCCCTTGCGGCGCAAGGGATCTCAGCGATGGGGGTGTGTGACGGTACAACGATGCCGTGATGTCAGCAGGGTGCGCAGTTGAGAACGCTTGCGCTGCAACGGTTCTTGCGGCCTACGACATCACGATGCCGTTGTATGGGTCAGCCCCTGCCCAGCCTCCGGGCCACCTCGGCCTCATAGGCCCTGCGCACCTCAGCAGGCCATGCCTGCCCGAACGCCCTGGTGAGGATCTCGCGCACCGGGAACTGCGGCCGCCTGGTCTTGGGGTTGGGGTCGATCGTGAACACCCTGCGCAGCTGCTTACCGCCGCGGCCAGTGCGGGTGAAGATCGCCTGCGTGCTGCTGCCCTGGCGCACCGGGGCCAGGAAGTATTGCCTGCCATCGCCACCCGAGCGGGCAGAGCCCAGCACCTTGGCGTAGGCGCTGATGGTGTAGTTGCCTGCTGCGGTCTTGCGCAGTGGGCTGCCCTTGGCTGGCACGAGCACAGCGCCAGGGGCCTGGCCTGCGATCTTGGTTGCCGATAGGTCTGCGCCCTTGAGCTTGGGCGTGGTGCCCTTGACGATGGGCAGCAGATAGCGGCCTGCGGCATTGCCTCGGCCCTGCATGTCCTGCTTGAAGCCCACCTCGGCCTCCAGGTTGCTGGCCTTGGCGAACTTCACGTAAGTGCCGCCCAGCGTCCAGCGGGTCGGGTTGTCGATGAATCGGGGCGTGTCCTGCTTGAGCTGCGCCTGAGCGCTCTGAGCGGCCCCTGTAAGGGCCCTGGAGGCCACGTAACGCAGGTTCTGGTCTGTGAGTAGCCGAACGCGGTTATCGAGCCTTCTGAGGGCCTCTGCGTCGAAGTCGATGCGGACGGTGCTCATGGGCCAAGGGTAGGCGGGGAGGCCGGGCCAGGCGAGTGAGATCAGGTGAGCCGTAGCCGTGACAGACGTAACCGGGTGTAACAGGAGGCGTTACACCCGAGACCCTCTGCGGCAGAGGCGATCCGAGCGGCGCGTAACGCTGTAACACCTATTTCTAAAAATAGAGATTAATTAATAAGGGGATGAGAGGGTGTGTGTCTGTGTGTGTCTGTGTGTGTGTGTGAGAGAGAGTATTTCGGCCGAAAACCGTTACACCGTTACGTTTTTCCTAAACCCGTTCCGGCGCAATGGATTTCAGCCGTAACAGCCCCCGTTACAAGGGCGTTACAGGGCCGAAATCCGTAACGCAATCGCCCTGGAGATGGCCCCCACACCCCTGAAACGGGTGGCCCCTGCCTTCGCCGCACCAGGCAGTCGACTGAGCACCGTGGCCCAGCTGTGCGACCAGGGAGTGTCACGCAAAATCGTGGCCAGGGCCTCTGCCGTGTTGCTCACCAGCAGCTGATCGGCGTCCGCTTCAACCCGTAGGCCATGGCGGCCGAGAGTGTCCTGAGCCTTGCGAGCAGTCACATCGATGTCGCTGATCTGGTGGGCTGCGATTTCGACCAGCTCACCAAGGGTGCGGGTGTAGGTCTTGTCGTCGGTTTCGACGCGGACCTGATGCTGAAGGATGCGGTGAATGCAGCGGCGTTCGTCTGGCACCTCTGTGGTCTGGCTGTAGGGCTCCCAGTCGTTCTGATCGATGAGGGCCTTGGCTTGCTGCGGTGTGGGCACCTCTGACGACATCAGCGACCATGCACCGGCCAGCAGGGTGCCGTACTGATCACCGAGGCGCTGGGAGTCGAAGTGCTCAGCAGCCACGCGGGTGAACACCCTGATCGACTGGCGAATGACCGGCACCAGGGAGACGGTGCGAGCGATGAGGCGTAGGGCCACCTCAGGGGTGATGTAGCGGTCGAGGTCGCGGTCAAGGGCCTCCCAGTGCTTGAGGCGTTCTTCCTTGGGCAGCTCAGTGGGTGAGCGCAGTGTGAGCTGAGCGAAGCGACTGCGGTCGGCGCCTTGCTTGAGGGCTGTGGCGATGGACGACATCAGGAACATCGAGCGGATGTTGAAGCGGGTGACATCACCACCGGGCGAGCCCTTGAGCAGAGTTGCGTGAGACTCGCTGGACGCAACACGAGCTAGCGAGAGGATGTTCTGCATCCGAACCTGATCGGCCTTTTCGTTGGACTCGGCCTCATCGAAAACAACAGGAAGGGCATCGCAGCGCAGGGTTTGGCGTAGGCCGGCCTCGGTGGTGTTGCCAGCGACGATCAGGCCCATATCGGCCAGAAGCGGCGCGACATAACGATCGAGAATGGCGGACTTGCCGGAACCTGCTGCTGCTGTGAGCCAGGCATGAGGGCGCCATGGCAGCGAGCCGCAGATCGGCGCGAGTGTGACCCAGCCGGCCAGAAGCAAGCCGGATGCGGGGACTTCCCAGTGGAAGCGCTCAGCCAGCTCGCAGATCGAGAGTGCCTCAGCGTCACTGAGCGGCCTGGCCTTGCCGGGGCCGTGCAGCTCCGACATGCGCTGGTAGAGGTAGCCGCTGTCGAAGGGACGCAGCACGGGCCGTGAGATGCCATCAACGATCAGGCGATCGCCTAGGTGCAGCACGGTGCGCTTGTTATCCCACCATGCGCCGCGGCCTCGAATGCGATCGGGGTTGTAGACGCCACGGTCGGCGTTGATGGCGAACAGGGTGGCAGCAGCGCGTGTCCAATCAATGCCACCGCGAGCACCGGGCGCCAGCTGCTCCCAGTAGGGCAACGGTGCCAGGGCCACGAGATTGGTTGCGGTGTGCGCCGAACGTGAAAGGCGCATGATCTGCCCAGTGCTGTGCGGCTGGTAGTAGTAGGCGTCGCCATCGAAGCCCAGGCAGGTGTAGTGATTGTTTGCGTCGAGATCTGGCAGGTCGTCGTCGGGCTCTGGGTCGGCCTGCAGCTCCCGCTGTGCGGGCTGCTCTGGATCCAGCTCCAGGGGCTCTGAGATGTTGGCCTTGATGTAGGCCGCGGCCTCATCGGTGCTCCAGGTGGCATCAGCGAGATCCCAGCCTTCTGGTGAGTCAGCGGGTGGGGTCACCATCTGCACCCGATCGACGGGAAGACGGAGCAACAGCTGGGCGAGGCGATCCATGGCCTGTTGGCCTACGGCATCGGCATCAGGCCAGAGGATGACGCGGCGACCCTGCAGGGGCGCCCAGTCGGCCTTGTCAATCGCTTTGCAGCCTGAGGGCCAGGTGGTGACGACAGCGCGGGGATAAAGGCGTGCTGCAGCGTCGGCGGCCTTCTCACCTTCAACAATCAGCACTGTGCCGGTGCGTGACCGCAGCTGGTCGAGGTTGAGCAGTGGGCGCGGTGCTGGTGGCGCCTTCCACTCCCAGCGGCTGCCGGAGAACCAGAGCGGCCTGATTTTCTTTCCAGGGAAGCGGCAGACCAGAAAGGTGTCGCTGTAGCGCCAGACGGTCTCTGCGCCTTTGGTGGGCGGTTCTGGGCGTTGTGGGGCGATGCCGAGGTGCTGCTCGATGCGCTGGGCGGCCTCTTTGAATGTCCAGCCGGTTTGACGCAACAACAGCTCCATGCCATTGCCAGCACCACCGGATTGCTGAGGCCCGCCGCACTGATTGCAAAACCAGGAGCCGGAGCCGTTCTGATCATCGAAGCGATAGCGATCACTGCCGCCGCACATGGGGCAGGGCTGATGCTTATCGGTGAGCTGCTCAGCGGAGAGGCCCGCCAGTGCGCCAAGGATCGACGGCCAGTGGCCGGTGGCGAGATCTGTGATGCGGGTCATGCTGAGAGGCTGAGTACGAACTGCTGAACGGCCGCTTTCGATTCCTGCTGCTCCTTGCGGCGTGACTGAGCGATGAGAGCGAGGCGTTCTGGCCAGAGGCGCTCGACCTTGGCAAGAAGCGACGACTGGAGAACGTGATCAAGGTTGGCGATGCGTTCCAGCTCATCTGGATCGGATTCGCCGGTGAAGCAGTGATAGAGCAGCTCAGGCGTAAGCCAGGCATCAAGATCAGCCAGGAAGCGATCGCGGATGCGATTGGGGTTGATCATTCGGCTGCCTTCTGCATGGCAGCTGCGATGAGCTGACGGACGAAGCCTGATCGTGAGATGAGGGCTTGAGTGGCGAGCTGATCGAGCCAGGCGATCTGCTCTGGCGGGAGATCAAGCGTGATGGTGCGGCGCGTGCTGCGCTTAGGCTGCATGGGGATCGCTGGGGGATCGCTGGGAAAAGCCTAGCGGTGTTTCAAGGATGCGCAACGAGTCGGCCACGGATCTCGCCACGCCAGCAACACCACCAGCAGCGAGCACAGCGCCGAGCCAGTTGTGCTGTGCAGGTGTGAGGCGGCCCGTGGTGGTTTTGATTTCCAGCGATGTGAACACAGCGAGGCGCTGCCCAACCATGTCTGGGGTGATGGTGATGGTGCGCCAGCCGATGAGATCAGCGGAGCCGCGTGCGAGGCCGAACTGAACGGGCCGGCCGGTGCGTGGGTCAGGCAGCTGGCCCACCTGATTGCGAAATAGGCGTATATCGGGCCGAGTGCCGAGTGCGAGGCGTATGCGCTGCTGCAGCTCGGTTTCGGCGTTGGCCACGGCGTCAGTGTCTGCTGCGGCCATGATGCACGCGATAGGCCCAACCAGCGGAGTAGCCGCGATTCTTGGCGACCATCAGCAGCTCTGCGAGGGTGCGAGCGCGGCCGACTTCAGCGCGCTTGGCGTGGCGTTCTTCGAACTCGATCACCTTGGCGGTGCGCTTCAGTTCGCGCAGCTCACCATCAATGTGGCGCAGCTGGCGTGGAGGCGGTGCGCAGTGATGGCCGCAAACGGGGCAGATTGGCGCCGGTTTGAACGCGGCGAAGCATTGCTCACAGGTTCGGACTGACGGCGCTGCGGCCCCACCACCGCGACCAGTGCGCAGGCGATCGTCAAGGCTCCACTCGCGCGGATCATCCGGGAAGCCATGGCGATGCACGTTGCCAACGTGATCAAGCACGATGGCGTGCTGCTTGCCGGGTGCTGGCCTGAGCACGCGGCCCACCTGCTGCAGGTAGAGGCCAAGCGACTGCGTGGGGCGAAGCAGGATGGCGCAGCCGGCTGCTGGCACATCAAAGCCTTCCGAGACCACATCCACGGTCACCAGCACCTGCAGTGAGCCCGCGGCAAATGACTGGACCACACGATCGCGCTGCACTGGATCCGTTGAACCCAGCAAAGTGGCGGCCGAAATGCCTGCAGCGTTGAAAGATTCGCAGACGTGACTCGCGTGAGTTGTAGAACAACAAAACGTGATCGCGCGCTGGTCGCCAGCGAATCTGCGGAAGTGGTCGATCGCGTCGCCAGTGACCGATGGCCGGTCAAGACGTTCAGCGGCCTGATCCACAGCAAAGTCGCCAGCTCTGCGCTTGAGGCCCGACAAGTCCGCCAGTTGCGGTGGGGCGTAGATGCGTGCTGTTGTCAAGAAACCAGAGCTAGTCAGGTCCGCAACAGATGGGCCGATAACAAGGCGGTCAAAGACTGCCGACAGGCCGCGACCATCTAGGCGGATCGGTGTTGCGGTGACTCCCAGGCGTGACGCATCGGGCCAGCGGTCGAGCGCGCGCAACCACGAGCCGGCTGTGGCGTGGTGGGCTTCATCGATGACGATTAGATCGGGGGGTGACGCGATGGCGTGGGGCCTACGCGCGAGCGTTTGCACGGATGCGACCTGGATTGATGCATTTGCACAGGTGTGGCCAGCGGCGATGATGCCGTGGGGTACGCCGGCCAGGTCGAGCTTGTGGCTGGTCTGAGCGATCAGTTCACGGCGGTGGACTAGGACCAGGCCCGAGCGGCCGCGTTCGGATAAGCCGCGCAGGATCTCAGCGATCACGATGGTTTTGCCGCCGCCGGTGGGCAGCACGAGCAGGGGTGCGCGTGCGCCGTCGCGGTAAGCGAGACGGAGATTGTGGACGGCCTGGGACTGATAAGGGCGAAGCGTGAGACTCATCGGACTAGACCTGCGACAGCGGTAGTGGTAACTGAGTCGCAGGGGGAAATACCAAACGATTTCAATGACTTGGGAGGAACTGGCGTGACGTTAGCCGAATATCCGGTAAGCTCCGAGAGCCCTGAGGAAGACGCTCTGGAGAACGCCGAGTATCACCGCCATGCGGCGGCATCGAAATCGCACCTAGATCAGATCGCACGCAGCCCGTTGCACTACTGGGCGCGTTATCTGGACCCGAACAGGATCGAGCCTGCACCAAGCGAGCAGATGGCGCTTGGCTCTGCGCTGCACACCCACGTCCTAGAGCTTGACCAGTGGGATTCGCGCTATGTCGTGATGCCCGAGGGCCTGAAGCGCACCACCAAGGAGGGCAAGGCCACCTATGAGGCCCTGCTGCAGGATGGGCGCACGATTCTGAATCACAGCACTGCACAGCAGGTGATGACGATGGGCAGGGCCGTGCTGGGCCATCCGGCCGCGGCCATGCTGCTCAACCTGCCGGGCCAGGCCGAGACCACCCACATGTGGATCGATCCGAGCACCGGGCTGGAGTGCAAATGCCGCCCGGACTATCTGACCGATGACGGCGCGATCGTGGTGGACGTGAAGACCACGCGCGACGCAAGCCCTGCAGGATTTCGCAAGAGCGTGGGCCAGTATCGCTATCACGTACAGGCAGCCTGGTATCTGCACGGGCTGGAGCTGGCCACTGGGCGCCGGCCTGATCAGTTCGTGTTTGTGTGCGTCGAATCTGAACCGCCGCATCCGGTCGCGGTCTACGCCGCCGACAGCGAGATGATCGGCATCGGGTACGAAACGGCCATGCGCGATCTGCAGCGCCTGGCGGAGTGCAAAGCAGCCGGCAGCTGGCCTGGCTACAGCGAAGACGTGCAGATCATTGGCCTGCCGGGTTGGATGCGGCCACGCCCGGATGGCTTGCCCCAGGGTGAGCCGCCTGAGATCGAGCTGTACTGATGCAAACCCTGACGCGGCACATAGCGGCCGCAATGGCTGGCGGCTGGTTCTTTAGCCAGTTCTGGCCGATCGACTTCCTGCCTGCAGCTGCAGGCTGCTGGTTCATTTACTTACTTTTCGAGAAACCCAATGACCGACCAACAATCTGGAGCCCTCGCGTTATCGACCAACACTGGCGTGTTCAGCGGGATTCAGGCGTTCGAAGATGCGCAGAGGATCGCTAAGGCGCTAGCGAGCAGCACTCTGATCCCGCAGCAGTTCCAGGGGCAGCAGGGCTTTGCAAACTGCCTGGTGGCGCTGAACATCGCGCGCCGGATGCAGATGGATCCGCTGATGGTGATGCAAAACCTGCACATCATCCACGGCAGGCCCAGCTGGTCGAGCCAGTTCATCATTGGCCTGATCAATGGCTGCGGCCGGTTCAGCCCGTTGCGGTATGAGCTGAGCGGCAAGGGCGAGACGCTGGCCTGCATCGCCACAGCTACGGAACTTGCCACCGGCGAGGAGCTGCGCGGGCCTGAGGTGACGATGGCTATGGCCAAGCGTGAAGGCTGGGCCACGAAGACGGGCTCAAAGTGGCTCAGCTTCCCCGATCTGATGATCAGATACCGGGCGGCAGCTTTCTGGGGCCGTCTCTACATCCCCGACCTGCTGGTGGGCATCCAGACGCAGGAAGAGGTGCTGGACGTTGAACCGGTGGACATCACACCGGAGAAACCAGCGGCAGTGAGCATCACTGATTTGAATGCAAAGGTGAAGAAACCGGCCCCTGAGACGGACCCGGTAACAGTGGAGGCCGACGATGATGAGATCTTCTGAGCAGCCTGGGTATCTGAGGCCGGCTGACCTTGTGGCGCGCTGGTGTAACAGCGTGACCCTGAGCACGCTGGACAACTGGCGCAGTCAGAACCGAGGCCCCCGATTCGTGAAGATCGGCGGCCGCGTGCTGTATCCCGTAGCGGAGGTCGAGGCGTATGAGCTTCGGAACCTGCGCGGGATTCCAAACCATCCACCTACCCAACCCAATCGATGACTTTCAAAGCAAAGGGCGCAATCTTCAAGAACACCCCAGAGAAGCTGCAGCAACGGCTGGGCGATCGCTATGACGCCGGGAAAAAATATCCCGATGTGGACGGGCTCTTCACCATCAAGGAAGAGGAGCGGATGGCGTTCGCGAGCTACATCATGAACGCCGACACCAACGACAAGGGCGAGATCGTTGTGCGGCTGAGCGGCTACAACAACGTGAGCGAGGCCAGCGGCATCAGGTATCTGGGCATCACTGTTGAGCCTGACTACAAGACGCTGAAGGCTGTCGAGGAACGGCTGGCGGCCCACCAGGCAGCGAAGGTTGCCGATGGTGCCGCTCAGAGCCTGGCCAAGGCTACCGGCGGGGCTGTGAGCGAGATCACCGAGAGCGATCTGTTTTAGAGCTGCATCAGCTCGCATTCGAGCCGCGCGATTTCGTTGACGGCTTGCTGCAGCAGTTGCTGCTGGTAGCAGGCTTGTTTCAGGAGAGCTGCAGCCATAGCGCCCGCATCCTTGCTGTTGAGCAGGGTGCGGGCTTGTTTTTCAATCTCGAATTGCTGCTCGGTGGAGAGTTCCACCGCCATCCACTCACCGAAGTTCACTGTGCCATAGTGGCGGGGTACAGGTTTAGGTTACCTATGGAGTGCCCACGCTGCGGTAGCGGTGAGATCAGGGCGATCGCAACCAACGGAAAGGAGCCCGACAAGACGACCCGCCAACGGAGGTGCGTGGACTGCCTGCACGTCTGGTACACGGTCGAGCTGCCGGTGAACCTGGTGGCGATCGGCTGGGCGCGCACGCCGGACACCAAAAAGAGTGTGCCCGTTCTGCGGGTGCCTGTGGAGCTGGCGGTCGGCAGCAACGCAGTGTGAAGAACTGTCACAGCGGTTGGCAGTGTGACCCGCTGGCAGGGCACAATACGGGGACGCCCAACCGGGCACCGCAACACATCCATGCTCACCGCCACTCTGCTGGTGATCTGGAAGCTGATCCTGCCGCTGCTGTTTGTAGTGGCAGTGATCGACTGGCTGACTGCATCAGAAACCCGTCGCGTTCGCATCTTGCGTCGCACTGGTCTCAGCCAGCGACAGATCGCCACCCGACTCAACCTCAGCCGCTACCGCGTCCGTCAGGCGCTCGCATCATGATCAACCGCATCAACAACGCCATCTGCCTGCTGATCGCTGCAGCAGTGTTTGCCATGATCGGCATCGAATCCGGCGCACATCACAGCCCCACCCACTCCGGCACGCAGGAGGTGGGGCGGCATGACTGAGCATCCCATCACCCCACCGCCTGAGCTTGTAGAGCAGTGGTGTGAACAGCTTTTTGGCTGCCCGAATAAACCAAAAATCGCTGCGTATGAACTTGTACGGCTTGGTGCCCAATGGGGCGCAGATCAGGAGCTGGAGGCGTGCTGTGTGTGGGTGAACTCCGTTGATGACGACGATTGTTTTGGTGCAAACCTCCGCGCCGCCCGCCGGCCCAAGCCGCCGAGCTTGAAAGAGCAGGCGCTTGAAATGCTTGGGAACGCTTGGGAAGGTGGGCACATCAACAACAACGCCGCCCAGACCATCCGCCGCGCACTGGAGCAACTCCATGACTGATTACAAAGCAACGTCTGATCAATGGAATCAAGTTCAGAAATGCGCCGATGTAGTTGGCAGCTCTGATTGCTCTGCAATTCTTGAACTCCGCGCCAGGATTGAAACACTAGAGAATGCTGCTCACAAACACATCGTTGAAACCAGCGCCAACATTTTGGCTTTGGCAAGCCGAGTCGAGTCATTGGAAGCTGCTGAACGCCAAGCCTCAAAGGTTTACGAAATCAGTAAACCGCTAAAACTCACAGCAAAACAACAGGAGGAGTTGAACGCATTGCTACGACCTAGCTCCAAGCCATCTCCTAATTCCTCCCAAATTGGGAGTTCGCTGGTAGAACGGGTCGAAGGCGCTCTAATGGAAAGCATCAAGGAACAAGGTTCCATGGCCCGCGCCGCAATCCGCGAGGTGGCATCGTGGATGACCAGCAATCCCGATGTTTACTTTCCGCCAGCACTTGTTTTTGCTTTTGAACAGGAGATTGAGTAATGACTGACTACAAGTTTGTGCCACTTAACAACCTTGAGAACCGCCTTGGCAATGCTCTTGGTCTAGCTATTGCCATGATTCGTAAACCAGAAACTGTTGACAACAAAACTATGGCTCAAATTGAAGCGCCATTCAAAGAATGGTGCGATATTCTTGTTGACGGAGGATTGCTTAATGACTGACTCTATTACCCCACCTCGTGAACTCATGGAGCAATGGGCTTCTGAAAAGAGTTATGACGAACGCGATTGGCTTTATGAATTTCATATTGCAACACGCGCCGCCCAATGGGGTGCTGATCGGGAGTTGGAGGCGTGCTGTGAGTGGATCCCCAAGTTGACACCTTGGGACGCTGATCAACTCCGCGCCGCCCGTCGCCCGAAGCCGCCGAGTTTGAAGAAGCAGGCGCTGATCCACTTTGAGTCATTTGCAGCGACATTTGAAACATCTGGCGGAGACTCAAACCTGATCCGCCGCGCATTGGAGCAGCTCAATGATTGAACGCCGCTTCTACTTCCAGATCAAATCCGCCAACGTGATCGAGTCGATCACGGCGCATACATTTCACGAAGCTGTCGCCATCGCCGCCGAGTCTTGGCTGCCGTGGTGGTCAGAGCTGGAATGGCTCAACCCGGAAACCGTCACCGACCCGAACTGCCATGTCTGAAACTGTCGGCGCAATGCTGCCTTGGCAATGGGCAGAGGAACCCACCAGCAAGCACGGCGACGGCATCAGCCGGCCGAAGCCGAAGGCGCGCACCAAGGAGTTCAAGTTGCTGATCTATCCGCAGGGCTGCCGGCCGATGACCTGGATCACGCGCGCGGAATCCAAGCGGCACGCAATCCGGTACGCACAAGCCCGCTGGCCGGGTGCTGCAGTGGAGGTGGCGTGAGGGAGATCCGCGACCGCATCAATCAGCTGCTCACCGATAGCGGCACCTATCAGCAGGGTCGCCATGATGAACGCCACCGGCTGCAGCAGCTGATTGACATCAGAATCGACCAGCTACGCACCGTGCCACGCACCGAACTGCTCTGCGCTGAGCTGTTGCACATTCGCCAATTACTTGACACATGAAATCTGCCACGTTCCCAGATCAGCAGCGCGCCGACATGATGGACGCGCTCTACGAGCGCAGCGGTCGCGATCAGCTGCCTTACGGTCACCCGTTGCGTTCCACCTACACCGGATTGTGGGAGGAGTTCTGCCGCGATCTGGCCGCTAACTTCCGCGACACCTACTACCCCGACCTGCTCGACCGTGTGGTGCGCGCCATGGATGCCACCGAGTCGGTGATGACGCAGAAGAACGCGCAGCAGGCGATCCAGGTCTGCCGTGCGCAGCTGTTGGGGGAGAAGTGGGCGTGACCAGCAACCGCCATAGTTTCAAGGCCGGCCACATTCCAAGTACTGCGGTGCTAACGCCGCAGAACGCGATCGAGATCCGTCAGCTGCACGCCAAGGGCGAGACCATGTTGCAGATCGCGATCACCTACGGCATCTCTGTGGCGCACGTTTGCGACATCGTGAACCGCAAACGCTGGAAGAACGCAGAGCAGCAGGTGCTGGCATGAGCGACCAGATCAACCCAGAGCACTATCGGCAGGGTGGCATCGAGTGCATCGATGCGATCGAGGCTGCCCTGACGCCAGAGGAGTTCCGCGGTTACTGCAAAGGGAACGTGATCAAATACACCTGGCGCGAGCGCCACAAGGGTGAGGCGGTATCGCTGGCCAAGGCGCAGTGGTATCTACGGCGACTGCTCGGCAAACTGGAAGGATGATGCGCATCCTGCCCGGCTTAAACCTCATTGAGCGCCTTGCGTTGTGGATCTTGGTGCGCAGCCCTCGCACTTGCTTGGTGGTGGTCAAGGAACGCCGCTGGCCGATTGTGTTTACAGCGGCCGATCCGACTGACCCAGTGGCTGCTTACGTCTCCAACTACAAGCCAGAGCCGGCATCGATGCAGCTGGAGAGGATTTTTCACCAGCCGGCATACGGAGAGGAAGAGTGATCAGCCTGCACGCCGGCCGTCTGCTGCTGGTGTGCAGCCGCTCCGATCGCAACTGGCACGCCAAGGTGATTCTGGGGCCGAAGCCTGAGCACCAGCTGGATGCCGACACCGGCACCATGCACCTTCAGACCGCTCTGATCCGCGCGCAAGCTATCTATCAAGCGGCACTGGTGCAGCTGCGCCCAGCTGGCGGCCAGCGGATGTGCTGGGATTGTCTGCACTGGGACACTCACCGCAATCGCTGCGAGATGTCGTTGCCAGAATCGAAGCAGAGCGGCGGCCGTTATGCGGCCAGGTGCGAGATCTATGAGCCAGCCGAAGGTGATTGGCCGCACTGATCGTGACGGCGGATGGATCGAAACTCTCGAGCCTGACGGCGGCGGGGAGCTGTACTACCGCAGCTGCGTCGGTGGCACCTGCCGCTACTCGAGCGACCTGTGGCAGGCCGAGCTGTATCTCGACCACCTGCTCGCCCGCTGATGCTCCGCGACGTGCTGATCTTGATCGTGGAGTATTGGGCGACGTGCCTGATTGCGCTGTGGGTCTGCAGCCGGATCCTGCCTTAGCGCTCACCCGCCACCCAGCGCGCGATTGCCCACTCGCCCAGCGTGGACCAGAACGGCTGGCGCCTATACCAATCGACCCACGGTGACCCGCTTTTAGATGAGTTGCACGCCCAGCAGCAGGCCACTAGGTTCTCGCGCACTGTCAGGCCGCCGTGGACCTTGGGCACTACGTGGTCGAGCGTTGGTGATCGGCCCAGCGGATCGCCGCAATAGGCGCAGCGGTAATTCCAGGCCAGCAAGATCTGATCGCGTGCCGAGCGCCGTGTGACTAGGCGCGTCTCATCAATGTGGTGACGGTCCAAGGTCCGGCGGCAGGGGAACGCAGTTCACCTCGATGTCGATGATGTCCTCATCGGAGGGGATGAACTCGGCCAGGTGGCTATAGATGTCAGCTGGCAGGTCGTCGGGTTCGGAATCGGATCGGATGATCAGCTTGGCGGAGATCTCTAGGTAGAACGCCCGCATGGGCTGGCCGCCGCTTGACGCACGGTAGCGAGGAGAACCGAATCGGGCCTGTGACGGATTGTGACTACGCCACGGTGTGCCCCGTATGCGGGTTAGCGTTTCCCGCATGACCTACATCCTCCGCATCGGTCCCTGGCACGTTGGACCGTTCGACAACCACATCGGCGCCCAAGTCTGGGCCGAGCGCCATGGCTGTGACGACTACACCTTGATCCCGCTCGATGACCCCTGCGAAGCGCCCAACCGGATCCACCGGATTCGAATGGCGGAGCTGAAGCATCCGATGCGCAAATAGTGCGCGAACGGCCGCGCAGGCTGCTAGTTCAAGAATCAAAAAGCCCGCTAAGTCACTGACCTAGCGGGCGCTTTTGGTTGCGGGGGCAGGATTTGAACCTGCGGCCTTCAGGTTATGAGCCTCGGTGTATCAGTTACCGATTGTTCACTGTGGCTCGCTAAGCCTCTGGCCGGTCAATGCTTTTGCGCTTGACCTTCTCTCGTTTGTTCGCGCAGATTCACGCCGTTTCACGGAGGATTGCGCGAATGGTGCGCGAATGGATAGCAGACTCGAAAGTTCCCGGCCTTGGCATCCTGCAGCTGCCGTCAGGTGTGCGCACCTGGTATCTGCGTTACCGGGAGCCCGGCGGCAAGCAACAACACCACCGGATCGGCCGGGCTGATGTGGTGAGCCGCACGCTGGCCAGGGAGGAGGCGCACAAGCTGCTGGCAGCCGTCGCCACCGGACAGGCACCCACCAGCGCAAGGCAGGAGCGCCGCAGAGCGCCAACTATTGCCCAGCTGCTGGAGCGCATCAAGCGCGAGCACTGGCCGCGGCTGCGGCCCGGCACCGTGGCCAATAACGAACTGATCTGGCGGCTGCACCTGCTGCCGGTATTTGGATCGACAAAGGTCGTCGAGCTGCAGCGACGGCAAGTGATCGCGTGGTTCAACGTTCACAGCGCTGATCGGCCCACGCGCGCAAACCGATCGCTTGAGGTGCTCAGCAAGGCCATGTCACTGGCCGAGCTGTGGGAGCTGCGGCCACAGGGAACCAACCCATGCAGTGGCGTGATCGCCAACATCGAGCGCAAACGACGGCGCTACCTGTCCCGCGATGAATTGCAACGGCTGCTCACCGCACTGGATCAGCTCCCTGCGGCTGGCATCCGCTGGCGGTTTGGTCAGATGGTCAGGCTGCTGCTGTTCACTGGCTGCCGCGTGCGCGAAATCATGTGCGCGCGCTGGTGCTGGCTCGATGAGGGTGCAGCGCGGCTGACCTTGCCACCCGAAGCCCACAAGACAGGCGGCGATGGCAGTGAGCGCGTAGTGCATCTGCCGCCTGCTGCTATGGCGATCCTACGAAGGCTGCGATGCGAGACAAACAGCGAGTGGATCATCGCTGGCGATGGCAATGGCCCGCTGGTCAGTTACTGGCGCATGTGGTCGCAACTGATCGCTGCAGCCGGCATCCAAAACCTGCGCATCCATGATCTGCGGCACAACTACGCGAGCTTGGCCATCAGCGCCGGGCTCACACTGCCACAGATCGGTGGTCTGCTTGGCCATGCCAGCCCGCAGACGACGCAGCGTTACGCTCATCTGATTGATGAGTCGGCCGCGGCTGCTGCTGCGCTGGTGGCCGGGCAAATAAAAAACCCGGCTGGCTAGACCGGGCTCCGTCGTCCACGCGCCAACGCTAGCCCTTGCTGGCTGTCACCGCTAGGTCGCCGTTGTACCTGCCGGTCACCGCATAACTGCGGCCGGGGATGCCTTCCATCTTGTGGAACACCATCTGGCCGATCTTCATGCCAGGCCAGATTGCGACCGGGTGCATCTTGCGCGCGTTGCTCAGCTCCAAGGTGAGGCGGCTGCCATGCCAGCCAGGATCACACCAGCCGGCCAGCAGATGCTCAAGACCTTCGCGTGCGCGGCTGGACTTCAGCACGAACTGCGCAGCGATGCAGTCGGGCAGGTTGAAGATCTCGCGCGTTTCCGCCAGGCAGAACTCACCCGGCTGCAGCCAGTACGGATCCTCTGCTGTGTGGCCGGCGATGCCGTGGATCTGCAGCTGCGGTGACTCAGGCACCTCGATCATGATCCGATCGCCCAGCAGCACATCAATGCTGGCCGGGTTGACTAGATCAGGATCAAACGGCACCACCATCGCGTGACGCTTGCAGAGATCGTGGATCTCATAGTCGGGGAGGGGCATCCAGCTGGTTAGTAATCCCAGCGAACCCTAGGCGCGCCTTTGCGGATGCCAAGGTGGACAAAGCCACGCGGCGCACCGTACCCCACGCTGTACGGCCATTGTTTGTCGCACCAGGCCTGCACCGCATTGATGTCGGCGCCCTCGATGTAGAAATCGACCGCACCCACGCCGGGCGCGTCATAGAGATGCTCGGAGCTGCTGGCGCCACCCACCAGTTTGTTGATTGCTGTGGGCCTGTAGCCCGAGGTGATCACCACCGGCCGGCCGCCGAACTGTGCGCGTGTCTTCTCCAAGAACTGCGCGATCCGCATGGCGGTGTCGCATTGGTGCTGGTGGTCGAAACGCCGCGCCTCTTGGCCGAGCGCGAACTCGCCGTAGGTGATGTGCGGCGTGAGCTTGTGGGAGAAGGGCGACTCCGGCGTGAACATCGCGGAGATCGGGCCAGTGGTCTGCCGCTCGCGGCCCCACAGATCACCCTCTGCAATGCGGCGCCGCTTGAGGCCAGCCTCCACGTTGGTGCCAGGGTTATGGTAGAGCAGCAGGGCATCGGGCACGCCGGCCCAGTTCTTGTCGCGTAACCTGGCGCTGATCGTCTCGAATCCCTTTGCGCCGTAGAAGCCAGCGCCGAGGTTGTAGGCGAAGGAGATCAGCGCGCACTTTTGGTGGTCGCCCATCTCGATCCAGTAGGGGACCGAGCTGCGCAGCTTGGCGGCGATGCTGTCCACTTCCTGCCGCAGCAGCAGGTCAGCCTCGATCGCGTTGATCCTGTCGCCTTTGCTTACGGGCCTGCCGTCGCTGTAGCGGGTTGTCCCGTAGCCGATCGTCCACGGTGCGCCGCCTGAGAGCGGGTCGGGGTAGGCGTCGAGGTGACAGCCCTCGAAGTCCTTGATCAGCTTCAGCGCGGCTGCCAAGTCCGCCTGCTTGCCGTCTTGGCTCCAAGTGTTGAACCACGCCCGGTCCCGTCGCATCGCTGCGGCGTAACCGTTCAGGGCGAGATCCTGTTCGAGCTGAGCGATCGCCGCGGCCTGATGTGGCAACCCCCTGTAGAAGCGAAACAGCTGCTCGAGGGTGATCGGTGCGGCGTTGGCCATCGTTCAGCGACCGGCGGGCTTTTTTGGGAACATCAGCCGAGCAGCTTGCAGCAGCAGTTGGATCCAGCTGTTGGATTTGAGCGGGCTGAGTGCAATGATTTCAGAGCCGGCCGCGATGACGATCGCAATGACGGCAGCGGTTTCAGGGCTCATAGTGTCCATGCTGTTGCTCCTAAGTTAGTTCCGCATTTCAAGAGCACGCACACGCTCGTCTAGATCAGCCAGCTGCGATCGCGCGTCAGTCTTCAGCTCATCCACTGATTTGGCCATCTGCACGATGGTGGCCTCAATGCGTGCAGATTGAACCTGCATCGAGATCAGAAGCGCCCCGATGGCGACCATGCCGGCTGCGAGTGCTGCCGGGAGGGAAGCAGCAAACACTCCGCCAACGGTCTTCGGATCGTCAGCCATCAGGGCGCCTGCGCTCGATCACATCGTAACGAGTGGGACCGTTACTGATCGCGTGCGTGATCGCAAGCACTGGTTAGCGCCCTTGTCCCCTGTAAGGCTTTCTGCCTCTACGACGTGGCCGCGAATGTTGGCCAAATCCCTGGCGTGTTGTTTTTGGCGGGCCGGGCTGGTGCTCGATGCGAGCGGTGCCGGTCTTGCTGCGTACAGCCATCAGGAGGGTTCAGAAGGCCAAGTGATGTTCCACGGGAAACCTGCTTCGCTGGTGACATCCCGCAGATTTTGACGATAAGTGGCCCAGGCTGCTGCATCCACAGGTGCGTCGGAAAGCTGGGTCCAATCGCAATCTGCTAGACGCTGGTTGCGTTCTTGGCGAACGTTGGTCGATTTATCGGCGGTGCGCTGCGCCACCTCTTCGGCACTGGCATCACTGACCACCCAGGTCTGGGTGTAGCCGTTTTTGCCTTTCTTGGGGACACCTTCCGTGACGTTTTGGGTGTAGGTGATGACAGGTTCGGGAACCTGCTGCACGACGGCGTAGCCCATTTCGGCAAGGGATTCTTCAAAGCCTGCGACTTCTGCCGGGAAACTTGTGTTTGGGTGTGCGGCGCGAACATCCGCTGCAGAGAGCGGATAATGGCCGGTGATTGTGTTGATGTAGGCCATGGATCTCGACAGGGGTTAGGCCGGCTTGATGCCGACAAGAAGGCAACCAATATTGCCAGTAACGTTGGAACAAGTGGCAGAACGGGTACCTGTACTTCCAGACGACAGATTTAGCTCGCGGTACAGCGCCCACGACGGGTTGTTCCCATCAGAATCAGTGGCCGTTGACACAAGGCCAGATGTAGGGCTGCTCCACGTTCTGCTATTAACATCGTGTGCAAAAAGGGCAAGAATTGCAGACGACGAGGATGACAATGTAATCGCTGGGGCAGTTTGAATACTGCCTGAGGCTGTTGTTGAGATGGTTCCAACTGTATCGTAAGCAGCATTTCGAAATGTCACAACTACGCCGCTGGCATTCGTTGAAGCACTTAATGTAAATGTATAATTTGCAGGCTCACTTGCTCCAGCAAGTTTGTACGCAACGCGAATAGAAGGCGCTGAACCTTGATCAATTACTTCTGTCCAACCTGTGTCGCCGGTCCAGGTTCTGCCTGTAGCAGCAGCGCATAATGCGACCACTAGATCGCCTTGCTGAGTCCCCGTAGGCTTGGAAATAACGACTGTTGAACCCCCTGCATTTTGTGCTTGTGCTGACGCCACAAACTCAATGGCAGTTCCACTTCCAGACGCCCCTTGCATCAATCGAAGACTTGTAGGATCCATGGTTTAGTTCGTGTAGTTGATCAGGCTCGATGCCCGCCAGCGAGTGCCGCCGTCATCGGTGACGAACATGAATAGGTGCGTTTTGCCAGTGGTCAGCGTTGGTGCAGTGCCATTAGGCCACTCCACACCGCTAAACCATGTAATGGCTCCACTGGTGTGCGTCAGCTCCAGTGTGAACGCATAGGAGCGGCTGCTGGGCACATTGGATACCGTGAACGTCGAAGGTCCGTTGATGGTCTTGGTGAAGTAGTTGCTGGTAGCGCAATCAATGTCGAGGGCGCTGACAGCGGTGATGTTTGAGTCGTAAGCGCCGGTTGTTTGAAGTCGGCCAGCGGCTGTAATGCGCAGCCGCTCCACTGGCGTGGTTGATCCGCTTGGCGTTGTTTGAAGGCTTAATCGGCCAGGCATTGACCCTGTGCTTGGCGTTCCGTCAACAACAGCGCGAATCAGTGCCGCGTTGAAATAGTTGGTGCCGTCAAAGCCGTTGAAATTGACTTGGCCGACAGCTTCTGTGTCAGCAACCGGTGTCCCGGTCACGCCGCGCTGCAAGAACAGGTTGGCAGCAGCGCTGGTCTGCCGGGTGATCGACAGTGCTGCAGCGCTGCCGGTGTTGCCCTCAACCTGCAGCGCAGGCGTGAGCTGAGTGGAGATCGAATAGACGTTGCTCAGCGCCGTTGATGCACCAACCAAACCGGTGGTGCTGGAGATTTGGCCTGCCGCAAAGTTGCCGCTGCCATCACGGGCAACGATCGCGCTAGCGGTGTTGGCATTTGTCGCAGTCGTGGCACTGTTGGCCACCTTGCCAGCGGTGCTGATCGTGCTGAGCTTGCTGTCGGTAATTGAGCCGGCCAGCATTGTGTTGGTGACCGTGCCGGTATCGCCGGAGGTGATCACCGTGCCGGTGGTTGCCGGCAGCGTGATCGTCGTGGTGCCAGCAGTTCCAGACGGCAGCAGGGTGACGGTGCCGCTGGTGGAACCAGGCAGCGCGATTGAGCTGATACCGGTAAGTGCCTGGTTGGCGCTCGAGCGGTTAAGTGCGACTGAGGTGGTGCCAACAAACAGGCTGCTGTTGCCCAGCACGCCACTCGGCACCGTTCCGCTCAGCTGGCCGGCCGGTACGTTGGTGAGCGATGCACCGCTACCGCTGAACGTCGTAGCGGTGATGGTGCCGGCAGTGAAATTGCCTGATCCATCGCGTGCAACGATCGCGCTGGCAGTGTTTGCGCTGGTGGCTGTGGTGGCCGAGTTAGATACCTTGCCGGCGGTTGAGATTGTGGCCAGCTTGCTGTCGGCAATAGCGGCGCTGGCGTTGATGTCGGCGTTAACGATTGCGCCGCTCAACACCACTGTGCCGGTTGCGTCAGGCAATGTGATGGTGCGATCTGCTGTTGGGTCGGTGACCGCCAGAGCAGTCTCAAATCCGTCAGCCGTCGAGCCTTCAAAGGTCAAGCTGCCGGTTGTGCCGATCTCTAGATTGCCGGTGATCGTTCCACCGGCGATGGGCAGCTTTTCATCCTCAAGCTCTTGAAGAGCGGTCTGGACGTTTGTTGCCGCAAGGTTTGAATAGGGCGTGAATGAGATGTTTGTGGCGGTTTGACCAGCGATGGCATTTGAGACATCGATCAAATCCCACGTCGCACCGTTGGACACGATCATGTCCGGCGGTGCCAGAGAAACCGCAGGGGCCGGAGCTACGCCGGTTCCGCTGTCGGCAACAACCAGGTAATAGCGAAGATTGCCGTTTGATCCCGCTGGCAGTGCGCTCCCCACCACCAGACCAGCTGCTGTGCCTGCCGCTGTGAGCGACTTCACGCGGTTTGTGTTGGCGTTGTAGGTGCCTGCGTAGATCAGCTCACCCGATGTGATTGTGATCGGCTGCCAAGCTGCGCCGTCATACAAGTAAAGGTCGCCATTGAGCGCATCAAAAAAGTATTGGCCCTGATAGTCAGCCGTTGGGAACGTGACCACGCCCGCGGTTGATCCGGCACCGCCAAACTTCACCGTGGAAGCATTTGCGAGCTTGGTGCCAGCGATTGAGTTGTTTGCAATCAGCGACGTTGACAGCGTGCCTGAGGTGAGCTTGCTGGCAGGTATTTCGGGGATGTCAGCGGCCACCAAGTTGGTGCCAGTTGTGATGTGCCCTTGCGCGTTAAAGGTGACCTTTGTGGCAGTGCCAGCCGTGACCGCATTGGTGTGAGTGAGCACGCCAGCACCGCTGACTGTTAGGTCAGCATCTGGCCTAATTGCGCCGACTGAGCCACCAGTCGCCAGCGGCAGGTCGGCGCCAGTGATAGCGCGACCGCCAGTGATAAGTCCTTTGTTGTTGTATTGAACAACTTGATACTCAGACGTGCTGGCTGTGACCGTGTTGTCGACAACGATTGTGTCGCCACTCATGGTCAGGCCGTTGCCGTTGACGATTACGCCACCCTTTGCGGACGTGGTTGCAGCAGGCAGATCAGTGCCGATGATGTTGCGATAACCGACAGCACCAGCGCCTGATGACGGCCCAGCAAGGAATTGACCGGCAGCTGCGGTGTTGTCGAGCGTGGTCGAGATCGTGGCCGCATCGCCGCTGGTGGTGACGCTGACGTTGACGATGCCGGCGCCGCTACCCGTGACGGTATTGATGGAACCAGCGGCCTTGATAGACTGCCAGACGCTGCCATCCCAGCAGTAGAACTTCAGGTCGTCCGTATCGAGGGCCAGTTGGCCGATAAACGCGCCGCTCGCTGGCAGCGTGGTGACAAGATCGACGGTTGACTCATCGCCCAGCTTGGCTGCCGTGACAGCATCGTCTGCCAACTTGCTGGTGCTGACGCCGCTGTTGATCAACGCCGTGCCGGGCACTTGGCTGGATCCGAACAGAATCTTGGCGCCAGGGATGGTCGCGTCTGCGATCAGCGTGGTGGCATTGCCCACCAGATCGATGACGGTGATCTTCTTCGTCTCGCTCGCTGAGACATCGACAACCGGCAGCAGGTCGCTTGCCGCAAGATTGGCGCCGGCGAGGGCAGCGAGTTCGGAAATCCTTAGATCAGCCATGACAACCCAGCTGGTTAGCTTGCACCCTCTTGAAGCAGGCTAGCAGTCGCGTCCTGCTCAAGCCTGATTTCACCGGTGTCCTCTTGCAGGATCTTGTCTTCAACAACGGTCTTAGTGAGCAGTCGTATTGGTCCAGTGGTGATGAACTCGGCAGTCATCTCAACGATCGTGCCGGGAGCAAACTGCACCGCCGATGCAGTAATGATTCCGTCGATTTCGTACCAGATCTGGTCGTCGCTAGCGGCTATCTCGCCGCTGGGGTTGTAGCTGTCGGTCTTGAGAAACAACCGCGCAGAAAACTCAGAGCCAACCTCAGAACGAACCGCGAGCTGTAGCAGGTAGTGCGGGGTCTCGTAACCGCCGCCGCCGCAGCAATCCTTGTAATCCCACTGACAACTGATGCGGCCAGAGCCCGACATCAGGCTGCTCCACTGGCTGCGAAACTGATCCGACAGCGCTGTGATGTCGATCGTCTCCCGGCTGGTGTTCAATTCGTAGCTCGTGATCGCGCCAAGGATGCGGGGCAGTGCATTGGCCACCACAACACGGATCGGGATGTTTGCCGCGATGGTGTCCATAGCGATAGCCGCAGCAGTGGTGCCGCTCAATGCGTCTCCAAAATTCGAATACAGGCGAATCCCTCCTAGCTCATCAACATGCACAAACCATTTGCCATTTGATTGCTTGGTCCCATCACTCCATCCCGTTTCATCAACAAAACCGAGCACCGCGCCGTTGGTGCTGGTGATTTCGATTTGATCGCCAGTAATCAGGAAGCCAGTCTCAAAGTCGAACGAGAACCGCTTGCGCATCACGTTTACATCGGAGGGGTTGACCACCGACTCTTTGGCACCTTCCACGGACTTCCGCAGAAGCTGCACCTCGCCAAATGTGCCGAGATAGACCGCCATCAGACTGTCGCCGTGGTGAGCGCCCCAGTTGCCTGGAAGCTGATCTGCGCTGAAACCACCTCGCCAACCGATGCGCCAAAGGTGGCGCTGGTGATGTAGGCCGTCAGTGTCACGTCGCTAGCGGTGTTGCCATCCAGCAGGCGCAGCGTCAGTGTCACCGTGTCAGACGCCGCCACGCCAGCAGATCCCGTCTTCACCAACCTGCGCAGCAGCGTGCTGGCATCGTTGGAGTTGTCGTCGTCCTTGTAGTAGATGAGGCTGGCGCTGCCGCTAAAGGCTTGGATGCCGGGCGTGAAATTGCGCACGCCATCGCCCAAGCTGGTGGTCTCCAGCAGCTCGAGGTCAGACTGCAGGCTCCAGCTGGTCACCTTCACCAGCACGTTGGTGCCGAGCAGCAGCTGACCGTCGCGTCCGGTGTAAGCCTTAGCCATCACAGCACACCGACGAGACTAACTGTCACTGTACTAACGCCAGGCCGTACAGCTGTCAGCGCCGGTGCCTTGGAGTAGCGCCATGCATTGCCGGATGGCACGTTGATGCTGCCGGCGGTGCCGCTCCAGCCGGCGCGGGTTTCTGTTGGCAGCGTGAACGTGCGCAAGGTGCCCAGTGTTTCGTTGTAGTGGGTCAAGAATGTCTCCGCCTGACTATCCGTGATGTTCTCGTAACTCAGCTCAATCGTCATGCCAGTGCGAGCACTGCCGTACAGGATTCGAACCTCAGCGCCGGATTGCGCGCGAAATGCCTTGATCGGCCAGTCGCCTGGATCAAAAGATCGAGAAGAAGGTCTGAGAGATGGAAACGGCATCACTCAAACACCCGGAACAGGCCAGGGGTCATCACGTCCTTTGCCACGATACTCGCCATGGCTCCGTCAGTCGGAACATGCACAGCAGCGATCTCCACTAGGGCATCCTCGTTCAATGTCAGCTGCTCGATCTGGTAGACGCCTTCTGACACCTTGGGCGCCAGCAGCGTGAAGATCGAGTTGTAGAGGGTCGAGTCCGTGACCGTGTTGCTGACCACAGTGATCGACCGCTCAGTGACTTCACCGGTTGAGGTGCTGTAGACCATCGCCGAATAGGTGCCGTCCGTGACCGATGTGGCGCTGACCAACGTGCCGGCGTCGGTGATGATGCCGTTGTTGGCGGCGTTATAGGTATTGGCTTCGGTGACCACGCGGATGTAGGAGCCAGGTCCAACTGCAATGCCATCGGGCACTGTTTTGAAGCTGATTGTGTGATCAACGCGGCGCCTCACGCTCAGCAGGAAACGAGCGGTCAACAACGCCTGCTCACGGTTGGTGCAGAAGTCGGTGAGATCGATCGTTTCTTCCTTCGGCACTGTGGTGCCTGCATCTGCCCACTCCACCACCAAGGCAGACTGCGATGGCAGCTCGTTGGCAACGTTGGTGCGATAGCTGACGACAGCGCGGAAGTCCTTGCGTTGGCTGCTGCCGATGTATTCAACATTCAGCGAATCCTCAATAATGTTGCCGGCCGTAAAGATCTGCTCAATGGGCACCGGGCCAGTGCTGATCGCGTTTGATGAATCGGTTGGCAGTGCCGGCATCATGCCGAAGCGGCCGTTCTTGATTGTGAAGTTGCACAGCAGCAGCGGCGCCATGTTGTAGATGTATTCACGCAGGTTTGTGGGCTGCTCGAGCACCGAATCGAAATACAGGCGATTGGCGCGCAGGAACTGGCCAGTGGCAACCAGTGAATCGCGGTCAATCAGCCGGGTCGGGACAATGCCGCCAGCGCCTTGCGTGCGCGAGGTGAGCAGGTAGTAGACGAAATCAGAAAACAGATTGCTGGGGCCGACATTGCCATCCACCAAGCGTTCGACGTTGATGCCAGTCGGTGTGTAGATCCGCGGCTGATCGACGGCCGTGATGTTGTTGCTCGACTTGATCGACAAGGCCATCGTGCTCATGCCGTCATAGGTCGGCTTAATTTCGTTGGCGACGCACTCGTTCACATAGACAATCTGGTGCTCAGGCGCCGACTCGTTCGACTTCTGCAGCTCGAGGTAGTGGCTGCAATCAGAGACTTGACTGTTTTCCTCGAAGATTCGCTCGCCGGTGGCGACGTTGTAGTTGCCGGCAACGTCTGCCATCCCAGAGATCTGGAAGTTGTGGTAAACGATCGTGTAACCCCATTGGCTACGGAACGGATTGCCGGACGGTATCGATTCAGGACGATTGAATGGTTCGTTCAGCGTCCACTGTCCAACCGAGCTGACGACTTGATAAGTGTGGTTCTGCCAGGTGTAGCTGGATCCGGTGAACGCCTGATAGGTCGGACCCGAAAGACTGATCGATGTCGCCGTCACCTTGATGGTGATGCTCCTGGCGCCGCCGTCCTTTGTTTGTGTGAATGTTCCGGTATGAGTCTGGCCGGCATAGTTCCAAGCCGACTTGCCCAACACCTGCTGCGTCCACGCTTGCAAGATGTGATTGATGTCACCGTTGTTAGAACTCAGGCCAAGAGATGCAACCGAGCTTGGAGCGCTGCTCAATTCTTCGACTGCGGTAATCGACGGCGCGCTAGTTAGTTCAGAGTTCAGAGTGACAGTTGTTGACGCGATTAGATCCCCGGCGATAGTGATCCTGAAGTTGCCGTAAGCAGTGGAAAAATCTTGACCGTGGATTGTGCCTGTTTGTGCGTTCAGGCGCCAGAAGATCGCGGAATCCAATGAGTTGATCGCAATGTCGCTGCCGGTGCGCGGAACAAAGCGATATTCGTATCGGCCAGCAGTTCTCGGACGGATCCGCAGCCAGTTGTACTGATCGATGGGCGCTGAGCCGGTGACACAAAACACTTGCGGAATGCGGCTCCATGCAGGCACTGTTCCACCATCCGCGCCATCAGCGATAGGTCGCACCCAAATCGAGAAGCACGATGTGCGGGCGAAATATTTATCCATCCTCGGTGTGTTCACCGAGATGCTGTAATTGTCGTAAGTCTGCAGTTGCTCCGGTTCAGGAATGGCGTTGAAGTTGCATAGGCCGGCTGCTTTGTTCCACACCTGAGACCTGATGCCGATCTCAATGACATCAGCGAAACGCACGTTGCGCACAACGGCATCGTCAAAGCGGCAGATGTTATAGAACGCAGCGCCGCAGTGCTTTGTGGGGTTGAAGTCAGCGCCTTCGTAGCCGCCCAGTGGCTCCTGCACAGTGCGCCGACCAGGGATGCCGATCTCTTTCGGACCGAGCGTCTCGATGCACTCGAACGTGTAGGTCATGTTGCGGCCCTTCGTCCAAATGCCGCTGTCGCGTGCGGTCACCTTCCAGACCGCTGCGCCAATGATCCACTTGGAGCCAATGCTCAGCAGCTGATCAGCTCGCTGTCGCCATGCATCAGCACTGCTGTCGAGGTCGTCCAGCTTGACAACTTTACGCCTAAAATCATCTTGTGCGAATGATTTCCAGTTGCCGCCGTCGATGTAAAACTTGGCAGTGCTGCCAACATCAATCGGAAGGATGGCTCGGTTTTCGATCGGCGCACCGTTCAGCTCGATGAACCCCATTTTGCGGGAGTAAGCGCGGCCGACACCTGGCATCCCAGTCTTTTCAAATCCAAGGCTGTTGATGCTTCCGTAAACCACACCATCGGCTTCTTCGCCACAGATCTTGCGGCGGAAGTCGCGCACCCGAGCCTTGGCATCATCATCCTGATCCTTGACGCCAGGATTGGTAACTACTTCCCAGTTGAAGCGAAATGCTGAGCCGTTGTGGATCGGCGTGGATGTGCCAAATGTGACCTTGCTTCTCGGGTTGTAGGCCATCGAGAAGCCCTCATCGTCGGTGCCCCTCGACGTTGGGCACAGCATGATGTCGCCGCTGACCGTTGGATTTCCCAGCGAGTCGGATCCGGTGGTGCCGGCAATCTTGCGAAGAGGATTGAGGCGATTGCCAATTTCACGCGATGACCAGAACACCGCAAAGTCATCCGAGGCAAGTGCAGTCAACGGCGTGGTGCCGAGCCACATGCCGTTGACATTGGGCGCCGCCAAACTCCACTCGCCGGCAACATACATGCCAAGAAAGCGCTGATAGCTGCCATAGCTGAAGCAACGCGACCAGACCAGCGATGGTGCCAGCACCAGGCCACCGGTCAGCTTCCCGTCGGCGCCGGTGCCGAGCTTGCCGAACGGGATCGGGATGACCTGTCCATACTCAGCCAGCGCCGCAACACTGTCGAACGCTGTGGTCTGGTTGAACGCGCTCGGGCCGACCTGATCCGGCAAATCCTTGTTTGTGACTTCCTTGCCGGCCCTCGGCATCGTCGGCTTTGGCGTCAGCAGCGAACTAGCTGCGGACAGCGCAAGGCCAATCACCAGACTGACGATGATGTTGACCGGATCGCCAACGATCTCAGGGATGTGCTCGTAGCCGGCCGGGCGAACCCTTGAGCGCAGCTCAGCGTGCCTTACGAACTCGCGGTATTCGTCTTCAGTGCAGCCGAGAAGACGGATGAAGTCTTTCTCAAACGGTAAGAGCGGCGGATTAAAAGGCTTTGTGCCGGCTTCCAGTCGCTGCGCTGCAGCTGATGGTTGATGTAGAGGATGCCGTTCTGCCATGTCACACCGAAGGCCGGCCAGCTGCCAGCAAGCAGGGCAATGTCGCCATCATAAGTGGCCTGCCCAACCCGAGCGGCATAGGTCTCCAGCTCACGCAGAACCGCCCGTGGACCCATGCCATACCACTCACCCTTGAAAGGTGGAGGGGCAAAGTCAAGAGCTTCTAATGCTCGATAAACCAGCGAAATACAGTCAATCTCTCCACTTTTACCGTCTGCTCCACGTCTGTACTTCAATCCAATCAGATGATCACACACGGATCTGCCCGGTAAATGGCAAATTGCCAACCTGCACCCTATGCAGTTTCCGTGCGGGGATGTCGCTGGCCACTGCGTCGAGGATGCTGTCGAGGCTGAGGTTCAGCGCGGTGTAGTCCCAACCGCCAGAACTCACTGCGCCCCAGTAGTCATACAGCAAGCGTTCCGGCGTCCCGGTGCCAACAGTGAACAGCATCACAGACACCTGTGCGACCCAAACCTCATCAAGCGCCTGCTTGGCCCACGGTCTTGCAATATCGTTGTTGGCCAGCTGAATGCTGGCCTGCAGGTTGTCGCCTTTGAGGCTGGCCACTGCACCGCTGAAGCCGAATGGCAGGAATAAATGATTGACGCCAGACCATGAAACCACGGCGTTGACGGCAAAGTTCTGGAAGCAGTGCCGGACGCTGCCCGTGGGGCCGACTTTCAGCAGATGACCGACTGCGTACTGCATCAGATTCCAACCCCTTTACGGCCGCCAGGGCTGTACTGCAGACGGCGTAGTGCTGCGCGCTCACCCAGCGTGGCACCCTGTGCTGCCGCTTGCTTCATGCCCTTCTGGAATTGATCAGCGGTCACGTACTCGACGTTATTGATCCGCTCGACGGTGTAGCGCACGTCGATCGCATTGTTGCGGCCAACAGCACCGCCGCCGCCAGCTGGTGCCATCTCGCCGTCAGCTGCCATTGTGCCGGTGCCACCCATCGGCCGGTAGCGGTTCAGCGCATCGTTGCGCTGCTTCATCTTGACCGGAATGCTGCGGCCGTCAGGCAGCGGCACAAAGGCTTCGGGACCGCGCTCGCCATACATGGCCATCTGCGGGCTGTTGGCGACGCCGCCACCCGCATAGCGACGCAAGGGCAGGGGGCCGGCACCCGTCATCACGCCGCCGTCTGCAAACTTGAACAGTTGAGTGCCGCCGATTTGGAAGCCACCCAGCAGGCTGTTGAGGCCGAACTTGATCAGCGCCATGCCGATTTCTTTCAGCACACCGCTAGCGATCTGCTTCAGCTGATCATCGAGATCCTTCGCGCCGGTCATCGCAGCACCGATCGCTGCATCGATGCCGCCAATGATGCCCTGCGACAGACTGCTGCCGATCGACTGCGTGAGATCAGCCAGGGCCTGCTGTCGGCGGTTCAGGTCTTCGAGGGCCTGCTGCTGCTTGAGGATTTCCTCGGTGATGCCCTGCTCGTTCATCTGACGAGCGATCACTTCGGCGCGCAGATCTTTCAGCTGCGCGCGCTGCTGCTCTGTGAGATCCGTGCGCTGCAGCTCCTTGTCGAGCTGCGTTTCGAGGGCCTTGAGGCGCTCGTTTTCAGCAGCCGCAGCATTCTCGGCATCAACCCGCTGACGCGCCAGTTCAGGGCTGAGACCGCTGCGCATCAGTTCATAGATGCGCTGTTGATCCTGCAGTTGCTGGCTGGCGCTCCGCGTTACGCCGTCAAGATCCTGCTTGTAATTACCGAACTTGCCCAGATAGGCGCCAAACAGATCGTTGAAGGCCTGCTGATCCTTCACAGCCTTCTCAGTGCCGATTGCACCACCAAGCTGCTGGCCTGCCTTCTGGATGCCACCCATCAGGCCGGCGCTGTTAAACCCGGCAGGTGATCCAGCGCCTGCCGCCATGGCACCAGGAAGAAACTGCCGGTAAGCACCACTGCGATACACCGACCAGGCGCCAAAACCTTGCGACTGATAAACCTGCCGTGCGGCGTTTGCGTTGGTGGCCGGGTCAAACAGCTGGGCGTTGTCGCTAATGCCAAACGCACGGCGCCGCTCTGGGCCCATGTTGCCCAGCATGTTGACCTGCCATAGCCCATAACTCTTGTCACCCGTTGCTGCGTTGCCGTTGAACTCAGTGCTGCGGCCGCCACTTTCCGCCATGGCGATTGCCGCCATGATTTGCGCGTCTCGATCACTAAAACCGGCCGCCTTGGCTAGGCCCACTAGCGTGCCGACGTTCAGCTGCCCACCGCGTACAGAACCGCTGCGCAGGCTGGAGGGGCCCACCGCACCACCACGGGCACCACCAAGCACGCCGGCTGCCTGACTGGCGCCGTCGATCATGCTCTGGCCGAGTTTCTTGCCAGCGTCCTGCAGGATGTTGCTGACTGATCGGGCGTATCCCTCCTGGATCTTGCCGATGCCATCGGCCACGCTGGTCTTGAACTCTTCCAGCTGGCGCTGGAGTTGCACCTGCCGATCGGTTGCGTTCTGCTCGTTCTGGATCCGTTGCTCGCTGTAGCGCCGCGAGATCTCGCCCAGCTCCTTAGCTGCGTCGATGCCCTCGGTGCTCAAGCCAGCAGCAGCAAGCCGCTGCCGCTCGGCCTCCAGAGCCTGATCCTGTTCCTGCTCAGCAATGCGCCGGCGGGCCTCAGCGATGCTGCGCTCGATCTCCAGCCGCCGATCGCCTAGGTCGCGCTCCAGCTCGGCTGCGCGTTTGATGGTCTCAGCGCGGAAATCGGCCAGCTGCTCGGCATTGCGCTGCGCAGCGTCCGCGAGCTTTTCCTCCATCTGCTCGCGGGCCTTGGTTTCGTCCTCCAGCGCTTTTTTATTGGCCGCGGCGCGGGCAGACGCGCGCTCCTTGTCAGCCTGCTTTTGTGCCTCAAGCTGGGCAGGCGTAAGCATGTCCGACTTCAACTCGCGAGTTACGCGCTCCTGTGCCAGACGTTCTCGGATTTGAGCCTCGCGCTGCCGCAGGTAGGACTCCTTCTCCCCTGTGTTGAAGCTGAACGGATTGGTGAATCGGCGGTTTGCGTCCTGCAGCGCCAACTCGCGCGCTTTGACTGATTCCTGCAGCCGAGCGTCAGCCTCGCCATCGCCGCCAAACAATGAGCCCCAAACTTCACCAGCTTGCTTGATAAACCGCGTGAAATCGCGGATGAGCGCGACAGCTGTGGGGCCAAATGTTTTGGCCACCTCAGTGCCCAGCTCAGTCGCGGCGTTGCTGAGATCCTTCAGGGCCTGCGTGCCGGTGTCGAACTGGGCGTTGAGCTTGCCCAGCTGCGACTCACTAAGCTTTGCCAGCGCACGCAGCACGATGTCGCTGGTGACTTCACCCTGCGAGGCCAGCTCTTTCAGCGCGCCGATGCTGACGCCCATCTCCTTGGCGATGGCCTGCGCCACCAGCGGAGCCTGCTCACGGATCGAGCGCAGTTCTTCACCCTGCAGTACACCAGAAGCCAGTGCCTGCTTTAGCTGCACCAGTGCAGCCGATGATTCCTGTGCAGTTGCACCGCTGTTGCGGGCGGCGGCCGTAAAGCCGATGAAAGCCTTTTCAACCTCTTGAACAGTCACCCCAGTGGGGCGCAGCGCCGCGTAGAGATCTGCAAAGCCAGCTTGCGCTTCTGTCGTGCTCAGTCGCAGCGTTTGTGCGATGCGTGCCGCAGCCTGCTGCGCTTGGTTGTAATCGCCAAATTCGTCAGTGAGCGCCTTCAGGCGCACGCGCGAAGACTCGGCATCGAGTCCCACCCGCACCACAGCGCCAGCGCCCTGCACCGCATAATCCGTAGCCTTTGCCGCGATGCCACCAGCCACACCAGCCAGAAGGGCCTCACCGCGGCCAATGCCAGCACCCTTGGCAGCAGTGCCCTGAAACTTGCGCAGCCGTGCCTCAACGGCCTCAATATCGTTACTCAGTAGCTTGAATTTTCGGCTGCCAAACTCCGCCTGCTCGCGCAACACACGCAGCGCTGCCGCCTGTTTCTGTAGGCCCGCGATCGTATTGTTTGACGCACTGCCGAGCGCTTTGGTGGCGGTGTAAAGCTGATCAAGCAATCGCTTGCTGACGTTGCCTTGCTGCGCCAGGCCCTGCAGGTTCCGCTTCAGCTGATCGAGCCCCTGGCCCTCCAGCTTTGCTGTGAACTTAATCGCAGTGTCGAGGGTCATTGCCATGGCTCAACCCTCCTTGTGCATTGCGGCCAGCGCGGCGCCTTCCATGATCTGCAGATCCTCCAGCAAGGCGCGCTGATCCTTCACTTCATACAGTCTAAGGAGCCATTCCAAGACGCCGTAATCGAGCCCGATCACACCGCCAGCACTTGCGCGCCATTGCGTCTGCAATCGGGTCCACATCACCACGGCGTCCCAGTTTTCTTCCCATATCTCGAACTGTTTCGGCTCGCTGGGTTCTGACACCGCAACGCCCAGAACAGCAGCATCATCTGCCGTTTCGTCCTTCTCACCGCCGCGAGCCCAATACTCAGCGGCGGCAATCAGTTTTTTCGTTTGCCCTTGCTCAGGCTGTCGAGCCAGCTGGTAACCACAGCAGCAGCAACCAGCGGCACATTCAGCAGATCAGCTTTGGCCTTTTCGCTGTAGGGCACGTCAGTTCCCTTGGCGTCCTGGATGCCGGCCCAGCCGACCAGCACCTCGGCGCACAGCTCATCATCGTTCAGCTCGCCGGCCTGGATCATGTCCCAAATCGCACGGATCCGAGACTGCGGCAGCCGGCGAAATTCAGCATCGAATGCCTGTTTATCGAACCGGCCACCATCGACGGGAAATTCGACGGTGACCGGCCAGGTGTATGACTCGCTCTGCGAGAGAACGAACATGCAGTGCTCCTTAGGTGAAGGCGAGGCTCAGCTCATCATTACCGCTAGAGGTGGGCAGTGCCACATAGGGCAGGTTCAACATCTGAATGCCGTCCTGGTCGGAATAGGTCGGCTGACCGATGTCGATCTTCTGAGCGGTGAACGTGATGATGTTACCGGCGGTCTGACCGTGCTGGAAACTGATCGATCCAGTGGTGTCTGCGTTGGCAATCGCAAAGAAATCTTTGCTGGCCAGCAGCGGAGCTTCAATGACAGCACTGCCGGAAGGTGCCCGGTTGGTGATCAGCACGTTTTTGTCGCAGCCAACCAGCTCGCGGTAGACGATCTCGTTTGCTACGTCGAACGTCAGCGACTGCAAGCAGGCGCTGTAGCTCAGGATTGAGAAGCTGGTGGTGTTGCCAGCCTTGAAGATCACAGGCGTGGCTTGGTTGGTATAGGTGGTGCTCGGTGCAGCAGTGTCAGTCGGTGCGTTGTAGATGCCCGTCATCGTGAAGTTGATGGTCGGGATCTGGCCCACCTGAGCGTTCAGGCTGAAGGTGCCGCGGCAGCCAGTGATCGGGTGCAGCACGCCGTCCACGTTGACGTGAATGGTGCAGCTGCTAAAGCTGGCGCTCACAGGCGCATAGGTCACGCTGGTGGTGGCCACCACGGTTTCAGAGAGGCCGCAAGCCTTCAGCAGCGAGCCATAACGAGGCGCGGTGCCGGCAGTGCCAGAACCGGCAAACTCAACCTCGAACGTCACCTCTACTCGGGTCTGAGCGAGGATCTGCTCACTGTTGCCGAGATAAGGCCGGATCAGGTCACGGCTAACCACATCAGCCTGAATCGGCGTGATCTCAAGGTTGCGCACCAGCACAGCATCCGAACCGGCGGGAGAGGCGCTGGTGCCGTAGGTAGCTTCAGTTTTCGCCAGAATCAGGCGCTTGCGGGTCAGGAGCGGCATTGCTCGTTACCTCTGTTTGGGGTTCGGAGGGTTGGGCCGGCTCTGTCCGCTCGATGAGCTTTCGCTTGCCGGTTTTGGGGTCACGCAGGTAACTCCCGCCTTGGCCCCAGTATTCGTCCACCATCGTAGCCATGATCAGCTCGCCAGATTTGTGACGGAGGTGCGATACAGAACACGATAGTCGCACTGGATTTCACCAGCTGCGCCATCAGCTTCCGTGAAGTTGAATGTCACGCCGATCGGCTGCACATCGATTGCGTAACCGCCCAGCGTCAGATCAGCCATCACCTTGCTGTGCAGACTTTCGATGATCGGATCAGCCAACTGATCAGGCACCGCACCGCGCACGATCACGCTGATCCGCACCACCATCGACCAGTCCAGCGTCGGCAGCGATGTGTTCTGCGCGGCGTTATCACTGATCGGTTCAACCACGATCGCCGGGCTCTCGGCCCTGGTGATCGGCTCCACGCGGCTGCGATAGATGCGCGTGCTTACGCCGGTGGTTCCCGCCAGCGCAGACGTGACAGCAGCCAGAACCCGCTCGCGCTTGGTGGTCATACCTTTTGCAATCCGATCTCAACAAAAGCGCCGTCATCGATCAGTCGCGTCTCACGCACCTGATAATTCAGGCCCGCCACCGTGATCGCGTCGCCGTACTTCAACCCGCCAAAATCAGCTGTGCGGGCCGTCAAGCTGTAGTCAGTGCTCAGCACCATGTCGCCAGAGATTATCTGGCTCGGCATGTCCAGAATGCCCAATGCAGAAACAGCGCCAGCCGTGCAGCTGACGCCGAAATCATTGAGGAACCCGTTCAGATCCTCACTCAGTGGCATCGGCCTTCACCTTGCGAACAGCCTTGGGCTTTGCTTCCTCAGCCGGCGCCTCAACAGCGCGACCGATACGCACCAACTCAGCTGCCACGTCTGCGCCCAGCTCATACACCTTGCCCTCTTCAAGGTGTTGCCCTTCAGCGGCGCAGGTGCGGTTGATCAGAACCTTCATAGAAAAAAAGGGGGGCGGTTGCCCGCCCCCGCCTCCTATCAGGTGGTCACGTCGAGAATCGCGGCGAAGCTGACGGCGTTCCGCACAGCCACGTCGTAGGTGATGATGCCGCGGACGCTGGTCAGAGCCTTGCTGAAGTCGTCCTGATCCTCACCCACAGTGATTTCGAGACCGTTGCCCCAGAAACCCACCATGGCCTGAGAGAAATCACCCATCAGCACAGCGGAGCACACGCCAGAGCTAGAGCCCTTGGTGAGGTTGCTGGGCACCTGGTTGGTGACGCCGATGGGGTAACCGTTGATCTGGCTGCCAGCAGGGCCACGGCCCAGAGCGTTGGGCACGCTGTTGACCAGGAAGGGACCGTCACCGGTGGTAGAACCACCTGCGCGCAGTTTCTTCAGAGCGCCCATCACCTTGGCGTTGGTGACGTAGGCCACGGCGTCGCGGTTCACGGCGCCGTTGTCGATCATCACCTCAGTTTCGAGGTCCACCAGCTTCTCAAGGGTGATGGCGCCGCCGTTGGTGCCCATCGCCACGGAGCCGATGCCCGAGGTCTGCATGATGCCGGTGGGCTGGCCGCTGGAGCCAGAACCGTTCAGGATGCCGAGATCGACAGACAAATTCAGGCCATCGGTCAGGTCACGGCGCACCAGTTCCTCGATGCCAGGGGTGCCCTGCAGCAGGGTCTGGCGGCTGTACTTAGACAGGGCGGCCAGGTTCTTGGGAGCCATGGTCACCTGGTCGAAGGTGGACTCCGACTGGGTGATCGCGGTGGTCTGGGTGCTCAGGTAGTAGGTCGAGGCCACACCGGAGCGGCGGGGAATCGCCACGTTGCCGACCAGGCCAGGCATGGTGCGCACGCCCAGGCTGAGCATCAGCGAGTTGTTACGCAAATACTCAATGAAGTCGTCAGCCAGCAGATCGGTCGCAACCAGGTTGCCGCCGGTAGTGGCGCCAGAGGTCACGTAGGTGGCGCGTTTTGCCAGAGCAGAGAAGGGAACGAAGAAAGAACGCTCAGCGGTCTTGCTAACGCCAGACTTCTCAACTTCCTTGCTCAGCTCACGCACCAGGCCGGCCTCACGGGAAGACCAGTCACCGGTCAGAGCAGCGCGGATGCCAGCGGTGATGCTGTAACCAGCGCGCTCCTGCTGAGCCATCTCAACAGGTGCCACGGTCTCGACGGGCTTGGCGCCGATCTTTTCGAGAACAGCAGCGCGGGCCTCATCGAGGCTGCGGCCACCCTCGATCAGCTGGCGGCCGAGATCAGCCATGCCGTGCTTTTCAGTCAGAGCAGTGATGCCGGAGATGCGGGCGCGCTCAGCTTTGGCAGCCTCAGCAGCCGCTTCAGCCCGCACCGCCGAGATGTCGGGGGTGTTTTCCATCGGAACCTCAGGTTCTGTTTCGGGGGTTGGTGATGCGGCTGGGGCCGCAGGATCGGCCTCGAAAGACCGACCCACACCCACAGTGGGGTCTGCAGGTATGCTAACCACGCTGATCTCATAGGGAGCCCAGCTGGTAGCGACGAAATCACCGCTGCCGCGTTGCTCCATATCGTTGATCGCGTAGCCAAAGGATACGTTACGGAGAACGCCATCCTTCACATCAGCCAGCACCTCCTGTGCGAAGGCGTTGCGGCTGAATTTCACCGTGGCATAGCCACGCTTTTTTTTGCCATCAATCCAGGCGCGCTCAACAACGCCGATCACCTTGTTGGGATCGTGGTTGAACAATACCGGCGCTGAATCATTCAGCCGCGACAGATCTGCGCTGCGCTCGTCATGCGACAGCACTTCATTGCCGAAATAACGAGCGACCGGATACTCGGAACTGAAGGGGAACTCAATAGAACGCTCATCGTCGCTGACCGTGAAGTCAGCTACTTCAGAGCGCTTCAGCAGCTGCCCTTCGAGATCACGCGATAGGTCCATCGGTGTCCTCAGTGTCATCCTCGCCATTATCGTCTGTCGGATCCGCATCACTGGCAGGATCAGTTTCCTCAGCCTGATCCTCAGCGGGATCGCTTGGTTGCTCAGTGCCTGATCCGTTCACCTCATGCGGGTCGGTGTCGAACATCAGATCAAGCTCATCGGCCATCTGCAGCTCAGCCGCGCGCGCCGTCAGCAGCTCTTCAATGTCGCCGCCTTGCTCGGCCACCACCTCGGTCAGGGTCTTGAACCCACAGCGCACCGCGTCCTTATAGGCCTGCACTTCCTTGGCCGGGTCTACCCAGGCCCAGCCGCGCGGCATCCAGCGGATCTGCCGATAGCGCTCAGGATCGGTCTCATACACCGGCAGGTTCAGCACGCCGCCCAGCACCGCCATCTCCAGCCATGCCTCAAACACCGGCTGGTGGAAATTTTCGATTAGGTAATGCTGCAGCGCGCGCCAATGATCGCGATCCTCAAGCAGGCTTAACCGGCTGCTGCTGTAGTTCGTCTGGCTGAAATCTCGGCTGATGCTTTCGTAGCTGCAGCCAATGCCGGCCGCCATTGCGCGCAGCATGGCCCGCAGAAACGGCTCGAACTGCCCATCAGGCGCATCAAGCGCAGGCACGGTCACCTTTTCGCCAGGTGCCAGATACTTGAACACGCCGGGCTCAAAGTTACTAACGCGCTCACCATCAATCACTTCATCACCCAGCAGCTCACCCTCCGGACTCTCGATAAAGCCCATCAGTGCGCTGCTCGCCCGCGCGCGGATCACCTCGGCCTCTTCATATCCAGCCAGGTGGTGCAGACGCTGGATTGCAGTCGCCAGCCACGGAACGCCCCTGGTCTGGCCGGGGCGGTCACAGAGATACAGGTGGACAATCTCGTTTGCGGGAATCAGCTTGTGACGAGGCCCAGGCTGCCCCTGAAACGGCGCATCACCCGGATGTTTTTTCAGGAACGCATACTGCACCGGCCGGCCCCACCTGTCGCACTCAACGCCCATCCGCCATTCGTTGCCATCGATTGTGCTGGCACCGGTATAGGTGTCGTCCAACAGATCTGACTCGATCACCTCAAGTGCAAACGGCACACGGCTGCCACCAAACGGCTGCCGCACTTTGCGCAGGAACACCTCGCCAGATTCGGCCATCGCGCCGATGATCAGGCGTTCCATGTCGTGCCAGCTCAGTCGGCCGCCTGTGTGGCAGAACTGCTTTTTGCCCCACTCCTTCCATGCGGTCTCGATCGCATCGTTCACCGGCTGATCTAGCCGGCCCCCGCCGCGCTGCATCCGCACCTGCGCCTGCATCTTGATGCCGGTGCCGACCACGTTGTTCTTCACCGCGCGGATTGCTTGGCGCGCATAGTCGTTGTCGCGTACCAGCTGCCGCGAACGGTTCCGCAGCCGCGGCAAGCTGCCTTTAATCTCAGCGTCGGCGCTGGTTCCGTTGCTTACCCAGTCGCTTGTCAGGCGGCTAACGCTTGCGCCTTGATACATCCGGCGCCGTGGTGCTTGCGTTGGCGCTGAACCCCGCTGCAGCCAGCCGAGGATTGAGGATCGGAGGCCCATCAGAATCGCACGAACAGGTTGTGGGGGTTGCCAAGGCCATTGGCCATCAGCTGCGCGGCTTGCTCACGCTTTACCGACGCCTTCAGGGTAGATTCCAGCGCCAATAAATCCGCCAGCTCATATTTCTTCAGGCTGCGCGTGCCGATCTTGTATTCCTGCACCACGCCGCCAGACACGATCGCCCTGATCGCTGCCTGCACAGCGTCGAGATCTTTCTGCGCCTGCGTGCGGTTGTCAAACGCAGCCGGCGTGCCCGTGTAAGCCAGGTTTGCGTCAACCTCAAACTGGCCGGCGCCAATCGTGATCGTTTCACCGGCCTTGGTGGCTACGGCCTGCCAATAGCCGGTGTCGTCCTCATGAAATCCGCCGGTCGTCGCAGCCGACAGCGTGAACTGCCAACCGCTTCCAGAAGCAACGCCGACTGCCGTAGCCCCGTGATTGTTGCGGTTGAACCGGATGAAGTACGTGAGCGTCCAGGCCGAGCTGGTGATCGCATTGCCGAGATTGTCCCGCGCCGCCTCATCGCGCCACGTCACCGTGTCACCGGCTCGAATCTGGCTTGGGATGTTCACGGCCTCACCAGCTGGTAGCGAATGCAGGCGATTTGCCTTTGCTCGATCTTAGCTGCGGCTTTTGCCCACCATCAGCTGCCTTCTGCAGCCTTGTTTCCAGCTGATCCCAGATAGTTCTCCGGTCATACCGCTGATAAAGCCGATTTAGCGCTGCGTATGCGTACACCAGGCAATCCAGCGCCTCGTTACGCGCGCTTGGTTTCTTCACCCATTCCCTCACCGGAAAGCCCTTCACATACCGCAGGGCCTGCTTCTCAGCCGTCAGCTGCTCGAAATACTCTTCGCCCGTCTGCGCATGAAAGTGCAAATAGCCACCGCCCGGTTCGTTGTGCTTCAACCTTCCGAACAGCGTGGTTTTCACCGTGTCGCCGCCCACCGGATACACCAGCGCGCCACGCTTCAACGTCTGCCCGCGCGCGTTGATATCCACTTTCCCAGGCTTGCCGATCGGCGGCTTCCCCCTCTGGCTCTGGCCCTTGATGGCGATCACGCCAGCACCCTGCCGTTCACGCGCGTACTGGTACACCTCAGCCGTCGCGTGGCCGCCGGAGTCCACCGCCACCACATCAGCCCGCAGCTTGCCGCCGCTCACGTGCTCCCATTCGTGCAGCACCAACACGTCCAGCTGTTTCCACACCTCCGCCTGACATGGATCACCAGCGATCTCCTGGTGGTCAATCAGCCAGCCTTCCTCATCGCGGCCCCAGGCCCACACGCTCACCGCCAGACGATCACCAGCTGATCCGCCGCCGCCCTGCACGTCCACGCCGATCGTCACCGCCAGCGCACCCTCCGGCAGTCGGCCCGCCGCATATGGCTCGCACCGCTCCAGCAGCGCGCTCGCGCTCACCTTGCTGGCGAAATCTTCCTCCCACGTCTCCGCCAGTCGCGTGTTGACAAACGACTTCAGCATCGGCGCATCCGACTTCGCCCGCAGGAAGTCGTCCACCATGTCGGCCCAGCTCAACCAGCCCAGCGGGCTGTAGAGCCCTGACAGCTGGAAACCCGCCGTCTTGCCATCGCTCGGAGCCGTTGCACGCCACTCGCCCTGGCGCAGCATCGCCGGCTTGTGGATCTCAGCGAACCGTTCGTGGCACACCTCGCACTCATACACCGCAGTGCTCGGATCGTTTTTCTCCCACTTCAGCTGCGGCCACTTCAGCCATTGCATCGCACCGCAGCACGGGCACGGCACGAAAAACCGCCGCTGATCGCTGCGCTCATATTCCGCCTCGATCCGCGAGAAATCTTTCACGGTCGGCGTGCTGGTAAGCAGGATCTTCCGCCGCGCGAACGTGGTCGCACGCTTCTCAGCCAAACTCACCGGATCACCTTCCCCGTCCACATCAGCAGGGAAGGCGTCGATCTCATCCATGAAGATGTAGCGGCACGGGGTCGATCTCAAACCCGTCGCACTATTCGCACCCGTCAGCAGCATCATCCCGCCGGGAAATTCCTTGGCAAACATCGTGTTGCCCGAGTCCCTGGCACGCGCCGGCGCAATCTTCTCAGTCAGCACCGGCGTCTCGCTGATCAGCGACTCCAGCCGCTGCTTGCTCAGCCTCTTGGCCATCTCCACCGTGGGCTGCACCAGCAGCATCGGGCCCGGCGCGTGCGCGATCACGTAGCCCAGCCAGTTACTCCCGCTCTCGGTCTTGCCCGTCTGCGCCGCGAACATCATCACCACCCGCTGCACGTTGCTGGTGGTGCTCAGGCAGTCCATCGGCTCCCGCAAATACGGCGTCCGGTTCGTGCGCCAGGGCCCAGGCTCCGCCGATGCCTTGCTGCTCAGCCGCCGATGCTTATCCGCCCACACGCTCACCGTTAGTGGCGGCTCCGGCCGCAGGCCCTCGAGGAATGCTTCGCGCCACACGCTCATCGATCTGCCTCCACCAGCGCCAGCAGCGCATCGCGGTGCTCATCGCTCAGCAGCTGGTGGATCACCGCAGGGTCAGTCTCGCCCGCAAGCTGGTGGCTAAGCCGATCGGCCAGGTTGCTCAGCGCCTCTCTCACGCTGCGTCCAATCTGAAACGCCTGTTTCTTCACTTCTTCTGCCGGCACCAGCTCCTTTCGCTGCTGCGCCACCTGCAGCTTTGCCAGCTCAGCCTGATAGTGCTCACGCCGGGCCCTGCTTTCGTTCAGCTCAGGGATCGCATCATCCGGCAGCGCGTCGATCGCCTTGCGCAGCTCACGCGGACTGGCGGGCAGCGGCGCAGGCTCTGCCTCCACAGGGTCAGGCTTGCTGATCTTCGCGTTGTGCGTTGCCTTGGTGTTCTTCCGCCACAGCTCCAACGCCAGATCACGATCCAGCCAGCGCTTGCCGTCTTTCTCAACAACGGCCGCGCCAATTCGTGATCTGATCGCTGCTGTAACCGCTGCTTTTGAACACCCCTTGAGTGCAGCGAACTCAGAAAACGTGACGAGCACTAAGGTCTCGGCTCTAGCGTTGAGTTAACTCAGCCTACTTAACCGTTTAACTCATGGGGACGCTATGCCCGTGAGTCTCATTGTGAGACCCGTTAGATACCGCTAAGACCTGACGCTAGC